CATCTCTACCTGCAGCATAGATACCTACAGATCCACCTTGGGCAGCAAAACACCTAGTTCCACCTGTAAAGTAACGCATACCACAACCACCTTGGTAGTTATTATCTCCACCAGATCCAAGTGCACCACAAGAACAACATGGTCCAGAACGACCTCCTCCTAAGATGCACATGGTTGTTCCTGATACATTACAAGCAATACTATCGCCACACATACCACCTACAACAATACAATAGCAATCACTTGTTGTTACAGCAATACACTTGTTTGAATATCCTCCTGCACCTCCTGCTGCAGTTCTATCTCCTGCAGACCATCCACAAGATCCACCACCAATTACGTGAAAGATAACAGTACCATCAGCATGAGGACACCAAAGACAGCTTGAAGTATATACACAGGTTGGACAAGCTGCGCCTCCACCACCACCTGAAGGAAAGTATGTTGATATATTTGCCATATTACTACCTTTTTACTATGAAAATGCCCAACCAATTGTTGCATCTACGTATCTTAGATAAAAAACTTTATAAGCTGTATCTATTGTTAAATCTTCTGCTGCACTCATAATCTTACTACTATTACGTCCAATAATATTATCAGTATTACCAGACACTTCAGATATTCTTACTTCGTCACCTACTGTAGGAGATGCAGGAAGAGTTAACGTAATACCTGATCCATTTATATAATAGTGATTATTAGCTGTAGCTGTTGTGTTTGAAGTAATTACATTAGTTGTAAATAACGCAGTTTTTGCATCTAACTGAGTTTGTATTGCTGAGGTTACACCATCAAGATAACCAACTTCTGTTGTAGTAATTCCTGATGGAAAAGTAGGTAAGTTTGCATCATAGGCTTGAACATCACTACCTATTGCAACACCTAGAGTTGTTCTAGCTGCAGAAGCATCTGCGTCATCAACAAGTGTTCTAGCAAATGAAGAGAAGTCTGTTACAGCATAGGTATCAGAACCACTCGTATAAATTATTTTATCTGCTGCAGTTGTCAGTCCTGCAATTGAAGCTAGACCTGCATCGTAAGCCTGTACATCAGATCCAATAGCTACACCAAGGTTTGTTCTTGCTGTTGATGCACTATCTAGATCAGAGAGGTTGTTTGACTCTAGTAAGTATCTGGCGTCAGACTGTGTTTGTGTTAAATGATCAGCTAGAGTAAACGTACCATAGGCTACAATATCAACTATGTCACCTGCAGTAGCACCTGATGAAAGAACTATACTAGTTCCTGACGTTGCTGTAAAGTCTGTTCCATCTACTAATTTGACACCATTTAGGTAGACATCTACATATCCAGAATCGTATGTAGCTGAGAATGTTGTTTGACCTGAAGTTGCTGTGTAAGTATTTCTATCTGATGTACCATTTACAGATGAACCTGCAGCAGTCCAAGCACCACCACTTGTTCTAACATTCATAATATTTGTGGTGCTATTAAAATAGAGTGCACCAGTAACTAGGGCATCCCCATCGTTGTCAACAGTGGGGGCTGAAGACTTAGCACCAAGGTATCTGTCATCAAATGAATCATAGGAAGCTGCTGCAGAAGTAGCACTAGAGGCTGCAGAGGTTGCACTTGAAGCTGCAGCAGTAGCACTTGAGGCAGCAGCAGTGGCAGAGGTAGCAGCAGCAGTAGCTGAAGTTGATGCAGCAGTAGCTGAACCAAGTATACCATCTACATATGTTTTAGTGGTAAGATCAGCAGCATTAGTTGGTGTGTAGGTAGTAGTAATCTTTTGACTACCCATGTCAATAGCACCTGTCATAGTGCCACCAGACAATGCTAAGAATGTAGTATCAGCATAATTTTTTGTTGCTGCATCTTGGGCTGCAGTAGGATCACCTAGACCTGTAATCTTAGATGTACCCATAGCTATAGCACCAGACATTGTACCACCTGCTAGTGGTAACTTAGTAGCTATACTTGTTGTAATAGTAGTAGAAAAATCTGCATCGTCACCCAGAGCAGCAGCTAGTTCATTTAGGGTGTTTAGTGTGCCTGGGGCAGAGTCAACAAGTGCAGCTACCTCTGTATCAACATAATTTTTTGTGGCAGCATCTTGTGCAGAAACAGGATCTGTAACGTTAGCAATTGTTGTACCTGTAACGTCTAGTGTGCCATTAACAGTTACATTGTTAAACGTAGAAGACCCAGAAGAAGCTGTAACGTTTCCTGTTACATCACCTGTCACATCACCAGTAACATTACCTGTTACGTTTCCTGTGACGTTACCTGTTAGTGCACCTACAAGACTCGTACCTGTAATAGTTGTACCTGTTATGGCTGCAGCAGTGCTGCCCCCAATAATAGCATTATCAATAGTACCACCATTAATATCAGCAGTCGCCAGTGTCGCCTGACCAGATGTAGTAACAGTTGTAAAGCTACCTGCTGCAGGAGTAGAAGCCCCAATTGTCGTGCCATCCACAGCACCCCCATTAATATCGACTGTAGCATGAGTTGAGGTTCCTGTACTGGTTAAGTTTGTAAATGTACCTGCACCTGCAGAAGAGCCACCAATAGTAACACCATCTATAGCCCCACCATTAATGTCTGCTGTGGTTATTGTAGTTGTGCCTGAAGCTGTGAGGTTTGTAAATGTACCTGCTGCAGGAGTAGAGCCACCAATGGTAGTGTTATCCATAGCACCAGAGTTAATATCAGCAGAGGTAATAGTTGCTGTGCCTGTAAGAGCAGTTGTTCCTGTAACAGCTAGAGTACTATCTAAAGTAACTGCTCCTGTTACATCAAGAGTTCCTGCAAGATCTAGGTTTGCACCACTAAAAGTTACTGCTGTTGTAGGGGTACTACCACTCTGCAGAACTAGCTCTCCACCTACATTTTTAAAATTGGCGTATGTAGTTCCTGCATCCTTAAGTGTAACGTCAGCCCCATCTGCGTCAAGAATAATATCTCCTGCTACGTCAAGGGTAAGATTACCAGAAGATACATCAATCTCGTTATCTGTTATTGTTAGATAAGCATTATCACCAACAACTACAGAGTCAATGTAACCTATTCCATCTACGTACAGATCTTTAAACTCTGCTCCTGTAGCACCAAGATCTATGTCGTTATCAGTTACAGGTTTTAGTACACCATCTTGAATACGTACTTGTTCTACAGCAGCAGCAGATACTTCATTAAAGAAACCAATGCGATTGTTAGACGTATCTATTACAACTTTGTTTAACGCATCTGAGTCACCTATAAGAGGTACATACCCACCCTCTCCTGTACTACCATCATGCTTGTGTCCAGTAGATGCAGCAAAGGCATCACGAATAGCGTTGTATTCTGCGTTTACTGGTGCAGCCTTAATGACTGCATTAGCAATAATGTCAGCTACTGATTGTCTTGTATAACCTGCCATTTAAAGTCTATCCCCCACGCCAAACGTCACAACTATGCCCTGGATACTGTGTGAAGCATTTGAATCATTTGTAACATATTTTAAAGAAACTGATTTACCTGAACCTGATATATTTGTACGTTGCACTGGTGATGGATTACCATCAAATATAGCTGTGCTATTATAAAGTGCTTCGTTATAGTAGGCTGCAGCACCCTCAGTACTCAGAGTAAAGTTAGTTGGATTTAAAGAATCTGGGTCTTCATAGTCGTACACCACAGACATAATAATCTCGTTATCCCCTTCAGATCGTAGATACGTTGCTATAGTGTAGAATATCTTTCTTTGTTCTGGATCTTGCATATGGAGAAATGGTGTCTGAAAAACACTGAAGATATTTTCTCCATCAAAGTCATTACCCTGTTCCTGTCGATGTACTTTACCATCTGAAGTACCATGAATAACAAATTCGTTTTGTCCTATGTATCCACTTGCTGAAGCTGTAGCAGATATACCTAACATTTGACTGTATTCAAACTGCAATCCATTTGGTGTTTGTCTGAATCCACCTATGATACCTTGAGAGTCTGCTGCACCAAAGAAATATCTAAACTGCGTTTTCTGTCTAATTACTACAGCATTAAGAGTTTCTAAGTCTATATCAAAAACAATGTCTGTAAAGATAGACTGAATGTCTTTTGATACAGTTTCAAGATTAACGTCACCAATCTTATCTGTACCTGATACTGGACGTAGACCATCCTGTGATAAGAAGAGTAAGTCACCACCTATTTCTATAACGCTGTCTGTAGCTAGGCATCCTAAGTCATCAGTAACTGTTTCTAGTACGAAATTAGAAATATTATTACCAACAAGCTTACGAATGTTGTTACTGCCAAAAACATACAGAGCATCACGAAACGTCTTTATAGCTACAATAGGAAAACCTACATTTATTACACCTGATCCATTTGCTGCAGAGTAGTCTGTTTCTGCATATGGAGCACTAAAATAAAGGTTTGTTTTTTCTGCAGGGTCTCCTGCTAGAAACATGTGGTTTTGAAATACTGCAGAATATTTTGGATCTGTAGGTGCATTAGCATGAGTAATCTGAGTATATGTTGATCCATCATAAGTAGCAGCAGGATTAATACCATCTGTCAGTATTACCTTTGGGCTACCAAAGTTGTAGTTCGTAAATCGTACTTTAGATACACCTGTCATTGTAGGTGAACCAGAAGTAGTTACAGCTACCCAGGCTGAGGTAGAAGTATTCCAGTAGTGTAAGTAGTTGTTACCACTAGAGGGTGTACGAGCAGCTAGAATACCATCATTAATTCCATTTGCTACTGCTACACCTAGTACACTTCCTGTTCCAGTTACAGTTCCATAGTCATTACTAAAACCACTAATCTTTCTGTAGCCACCAGTAACAGCAGGTTCATAATTGATAAGTGCGATAGCAGAGCCAGGTGCAACTTCTCCTTGTGAAAGCACATCACGACTAGTATTTAGCCCACCCTGAGCAAACACCTTA